GTTTGTAAGAAGCGGAGTCAGTAAGAACGGTATAATCCGGTGCTTCGGTTAACGTAATGACTGCTCTTTTTGAAGCAGGATCGTAAGTATAAGTATCTACTACGTAAGACCTCGAGTCATTACCAAATACGCTTGTTACGTAGAATGTATATCCTGAGTAATAGTTTTCAATCGCATTAAGAGTTCCACTACTTGCCGTTATAACTATCTCGCCAGTTCCAGTTGCTGTTTGAAAAACAAATCCTTCAGACTTTTCATATCCTCTATTTGTTGAATTTGTTATGACAATCTGACTTATAGAACTTGTTTGAACTGCCGTGTTACCACTCTCAGTCGACATAATAGGTATGTATCCGCGAGTATTGTAATCATCAAATTCTAACTCACTAATATTAAACAGATACTTCCAAACATACCCATCTGCCAAAGCATAAATCTGATCCTGTTGAGATACACTGTAATTAGGCGGTGTTAAAGATTTTGCTCCGCCGTTATTGAATAGACACTTATAGACTCTATAGTCACCAACCTCGTTATTCACTGGATAGACAACTGTGTAGAACTTCTTGTTTGACATATCTAAATTATCGTCGTACTGGTCGTATACTGCATCTATTTCCCAAGGATAATTCTTAATCATATAGAAAACTTCTTGTGCACCTATCTTCTTTCCAAAGATAGTTTTTTCAAGAAATTCCGTTTTTGATTTTTCTGAATTAATCACGGTTGTGTTTGCTGTGCTTGACACAAACATATAGTAATCGTTGAATGTTACATCATCAACGAAGCGTCGTGCAGTATCAGATCTATATTTACTTGTGATGACAGACATTTTCCTAAACCTATTTTGCTCTATTTATTCCGCGTCAATAATAATTCTAGAAGATATCGGTGTTGACATAACGTCTTCTAGGTTAAATCTACCAAAGACTTTTGTTCCAGCAACGTGCACGATTTCTCTTAAAGACTCTTCGTATTCCGGAAGATTTACTGTAGAAAGAATCTCATATGAAAATTCTTGATAGTAATTACTATCCTGAACTCTCTTACCGGAGTCATAGTATGTTAGACTCGCACCGTCTAAAACATATCCGTTTATATGCGAGTCCAATGAAGCCCAATATCCTTCTGTAGATCCTGGGCCTAAAGCTGAGATCGTTCCTTTTGATGCCAATTCTCCATCCGCGTCTATGATATCGGCAATCGTATTATGAGTATAACCGTAACCAGAATCGATTACAGATACGTTGGTTATCTTTCCTACTCCGAAAGATGTTACTGCATTTATAGTAGCATTAAATCCGGCAATTGGCGAATTAAAGTCTGTCGACACACCAACAATGCCATAGTTAACACCTTTGAATATAAGACCTGATGTATTATTAAATCCGGCGTAAGTGTATGGCGTAATCGTAAGAGTATTATTATTTATAGAGACTACTTTTCCATTCGTACTTTCCTGTGTTACCAAACTTCCAACACTTATCGTTGCTGGCATATTAGAAAGAGTAACTAGCTGATTTCTCTTTTTGAAAAGTGATATTCGTGTATCATATGCTATAGCAAATACATCGTTTTCATAATCAGTACCTGGGTTTATATTATCAAACCTAACAATTCTTCCTATATCGATAGGCGTTAAATCGAACGCCTCGTTAAGAGGTGTACTGATTGTAATTGGATCGGTGTCAGGAAAACCACTCATAGGCTGTTCTGCCGGCGGGTCGTTGTAGTTTGCAGCATTAAGAGCAACGTTTGCGTAATCACCAATTAGATCAAAGATAAGAGACACGCTCTCCTCGTTATCAATCTCTGCGAGAATAACGTCGTCAGTATCTAACGTTTCTGGATAGAGAGGACCTGGTGAGCTATCATTCTTCTCCAAAATTCGTATTGGAGTCAATGGCGATAGTGTTGTAATATTAACATTTATGTCTCTATCCATTGTCGTAATGATAGACGTGTTCGTAAATTCATCTCCAACATCCATCTTTAAACCAATTGCAGTATTACTCTGCCCGATCACGATGCCTCTATTTCCAGAATCATCTTCTAAAGCTTCTAGCAGTTGAAACTTTCCGCCCTCGTTATCAAGGAATATCGTTTGGTTAGAAACAAGAAGCTTTGTTGTATCTACAGAGTAACCCCAGCCCCCGTCCTCAATATCGTATCTAACGAAACCCGAAAAATTCTCAGTAACTGCGGTGACGAGCCCTTTTGCGCCAAACCCATTGTCGGTTCTAAATGTTACTATGTCACCTATTTCGTTTCCTATCGATCCACCAAAATTATCATCCACTGCTATTGATGTTAGAGATCCATTGATAACACCAAAGCTTATAGGTATACCACTGAATTCACTTATTATGTTTTCTTTACCAATAAAACTTCCAGTCTCATCATTAATGAAAAGTATTGGAGTAATAGTATTACCGACGATGACGAAGTTTATCTTATCAACTGTAGCCTTTACTCTTGAAGATGCACCAATGATTTGTTTACCGATTAGGTCTTTATATGTATATGTCTGAGTTGTTTTTGTTGAAGTGAATAGCCCATTGTTAGGCATCATCTGAAGATAGGTGCCTTTCTTCCACTCAGAATCGGAAGGTCTAAACATATCTTTGGCTGGGTAGTATACTTTGATGCTTTCGTTATAAAAAATATTGAAGAAGAGCTCGAGCCCGCCTTGAGTTCCTTTTCTACGATACAGACCTAATATGTTCTTTACAACAATTCTTACGGTGTCACCATCGAACGGAAGATCTGCGAGATACTTTTTCTTAAAGAATATCAGCATACTTTCAAGAGTAGTATCTATATCTTTATACTCAAAGAGTCTTCTTCCGTTATATAAACTCTGTTCGGTGTTTGTTTCTAAAAACTTATAGTATTCTTTTACCAATTGAATAAGTTCTTGACCATCTTCACGATAGATGGCCGGGAACTGTCGTTCTATATGAAACGATATTAGCTTTTCTACTGGCATCAGTTTGTCTCTATGAAGTTGACTAATACATCTTCGTCGCGAACTGTAAGAATTCTGCTTTTTGGCGCTGTTATATCAACAGATGTTGTTGCCGCATAGATCTTAATACCATTTCCTGTGAAAGACTCTACTATAAAGTTTATGAGCCTTACTTCGCCTGTTGTGTAATCCACGGTGCCAGCATTTGGTTTAAGTATTTCAGTATTAACTGCGCCAGCACTGATAATTTGCATATTTCCAGCGCCATCATCCTGTATCTTTGATAGAATTCCGCGATAAGTAAATGGTGTACTTACGATGGCTGGTTTAAAGTCAGCGAAACCATTTACTGATTTGTAAGGATAAGGTTTTACGAGTTGACTTTCAAACTTAAACTTAGGATTGAGCGCAAGGTTTAGAACCGGCTTATATTCAATAATAGGGTTCACGCAGAGCGAGTTACTCAGAATTCCATCGTCCAAGTCATCTATGATTGAAGATAGTCTCGATGATCTAAGAATTTCACCGAAATCATCTAGGTTCGTTTGATTAAAGTTAAGTATGGCCGATCTTATAAGAGTTTCGAGCTGAGCTGTTGACTTGGTCGTAAGCTTACGAGAAAATGATATGTCCACGATAGCTTCTATGTATAGGAATTCTGGATCAACGAATATCGGTTCTATAGAAAGAGGACTCTTGTCTGAAAGAAAAGCAACATAGGAATTCTTATTCGTGTTTGAAAGAATTCTTTCTCCCTGTAGATTTACCGATATCGCGACTCTTCCATACTGCGGAGGATCCAACTCGTCTCCACCATAGACTGACACTGACTGAATGTCTGGAAATCTTTGACGAAGAAGAACTTCGTAGTCTCTTGCGGTTATAGCTCTTTCTTGGATCTGCAGTGACTTTGGAGCAAAGTACTTTATGCTATCAATCGTCTCACGCTCAGCTCCACCACTCGCAGCTTCTACTGTCGTGACCGTTGCGTTTGGAATAAAACTAGTACCAAAGCGAGCTGCGCCGTTTGGTTCTGAACCGCTACAAATTCTATACTGTACCTTAACATCAATGTCTACGCCTGGTTGCTCACCGTAGATGTTTCTTCCGAAGTAGATCGAGTATCTATCATCAAAGTATGGATCTAAATAAAACACCTTACTCGTTGGTGTGACACCGAAGATATCTGGCGTGTATAGGAATTGATTTTGATTTTCAGTAGCGACTTCATCTACATACACTTCGATTGTACTAGTGTCTATGTTATCGTTCGTAAGATTACATCTCAAGAAATTCTGGTCATCCAGGAAGAAGCCGTCTTTCTCAAAGTTCGTAAGTATCTCTCCTTCAAATATTTCTACGTTGGCCGCAACGAACGTGCTTCCTGATGTTCTACGCGCAGCATACACTTCATTCGTTATGAATGTAAAAGTAGATCCTTGGTAAGTAGATGTGAATTCGGTGAAACGAGGTATAGTAATCGTCTGTGAAGTCTCTGTCGGTGCAGAGATGGACAGGTTAACTATAGCCTTCGCAGAAGTTCTAGATCTTGGAAGATAGTTTAATTCCTTTGCGTGCGATACGACCGAGTTCTTAAGAACCGCAGAGTCAAGAAACATCTCGCCAATTGCCATGTTCGTATAAAAGTTATTCATATACGTGTTGTATGATAGAACATCCAAAAGAACGTTCATATTTGAACCAGCAAAATTGTAATCCTTAAACTGAGTCTGGCCCTTAAGGAATGTAATGAACTGATCTTTTAATGCTGCGAAATCTAGTTCGTTAATTGGTTTCGTAGCCATTTATCTTGTCCTCTCTAGGAACACCGTTAAGGTGATCGGCTGTTCAATGTTATTTATGTAGAAATAGATCGCGACTTCTACAGTAGATTCATCTAATGAAGATTGAACTATAACATCCAAGAGTGTTGCTCTCGGTTCGTAAAAGTTAATCGTTTCTTTGATTGATTCTTGAATGATCTTTATGGTCGATGGCGTGTTATTCTCGAAAAGCATGGCGCGAATGTTTCCGCCGACGAGTGGTTGCATTAGTCTCTCGCCACGATCCGTAAGAATGAGGTTCTTAATGGCTTCCTTTACAGCTTCTTCGTCTCTCTTCACTGCCAAGTCTTCGGTAATAGGATTCTGCGTGAGATCCTTGTGAAAGTCTGAGAACAGACTAACTCTCTTACGAACTGGTGTTACGATCTGTACTACCACTTATTATGCCTCCCTAGGCAAGGATTGTGTTCTTACTAGCCGGACCACGATCTTTCTGGTCCTACGTCTATATGAATGAAGCTGTTGTATCTTCCTATTCCTCTGAATCCACGCGTTCTCGCCAATCTTATAAACTCTTCTTTAGTTTCATTGTTTAGACCAGACCAAGATATATCTAAAGCCTTTCCTTGCATATGATACGAGTTCTTAGCGGCCCCGTCTAATTTTGCATTATATTCAGGCGATCTGTATCCACTATTTACAAACAGAGGTCGGCCAAAGTCTTTCTGAACCTTCATTAACATTGCTCTTACTCCAATGTCAACTTTCTCCCAACCATCTCTGCCTAAAGCAGCAACCCACCTACCGTTAAACGTTACTCTAGAGTCACCCTTGCCTTCGTTCCAAGGAGTTACTGCTTGAAAATCTTCCGGGCCCATTGGCGGAATATCTCCAGCTGCTGTATAAATTTCTCTACTTGTATTTATTCCAGTACCACGAGCAGGAAGATCGTAACGAATTCCACCAGCAGTGACGGATCGCGCGCTATTTGCGGCTGAGTTTGATGTTAGAATGCTTATCGTATCTTTATATGAATTCACAAAGGTGTCGAGGGGGTTTTTAATTGCATTGATGCCGTTCTCTACTTGTGAAACGAATTGGCAGAATCTATATAGAAGAAACTGGATATCTTCAAGAGTCGGGTTTTTAAACACGCCGACCGCATAGTCTATGATTGCTTGTATCTTATTCTTAAAGTTCTTTAAGTTTTCAGGATCAAAGAACTTCATCGCAGCTTCTTTTATCTTTTGAAACTGACCACCTATCTTTTCTACTATAAATGTCTTTACTTCAGAAATAACATCTGCGATTGAAAAGTTTTCGATAATGTTCTTCACTTTATCAATTACTTTATCCAATACTTTTGTTATATTATCTTTAAGCTGATTCAACAGACCTGCTAGAGAAAAGTTAAGTGCGAAGTTCTTTAGCTTATTGACTAAATCTGCAATTCCGTCAAGGGCCGTAAAGAATGCTCCTATAGCACCAAATATGCTAGGAACGAGAGCGCAGAAACTGCCGATAGTACTCTGAGTAAAGTTCTTTGTGTAGAACGCTTCGAATTCATTAATTAACTTGATAGATACGATGGAGCTAGATACAGATAGAGTAATCGGGGTATAGCCATACTCACGTATAAAATCTGCTATCTCTACAGGAGTGAAGACAACACCGGTGTTTACTCTCTCATCTAACAGGGGGTGTCTATCCGGATTAATGAGGTTTCTAACGTCGGGTCTCGTAAAGTATTGGTTAACCGCCGCAACGGAAGAATAGAAAGGATCCGTTCCATACTGTCTTGTAATCACGGTGATAGGATCGTTATCTCCAGGAGAAGAGACAACACCGCTCTGGTATAAGTCGTTGAGTGATGCGGCACTAAACTCTCCGATATCAAGAGCCTGAGGAATCTCAAGCTCTATGATCTCGCCAGAATCACCAACTCTAGTTACGCAATTTCTTCTACTGCACAGACCACTCGTGGTCATAGGTTATCCTCCGAATACTTAAACAAGTGTACCGCTGCTAGTACCAGCGAGACCGTTTAAAAACTTTTGTCTTTCAATAGTTCTTCTCTGAACAAGAGCGCTCAAAGTAACGCCGCCAGCTTTTGAATACTCTAACATCTTGGCCGCGATCGTGGCATTATCTCTTGTACCATTGGCCGTAAGTTCATTTATACTGCC